TGGCATTATTGGTTTCGACATCCCTGTTATTCATAAACTATACCCTTGGTTTGATGACCCTGGGATCGTGGTTGATACTCTTCTACTTTCTCGTTTGTACCATCCCGACATGATCAAATTAGATCATAAGAGAAGTATTAAAGGGATGCCACTTCAACTATATGGCCGTCATAACTTGGAAAGTTACGGCTATAGGTTAAAAGAATTTAAGGGATGCTTCTCTAAAACAACCGATTGGAAACAGTGGTCTCCTGAGATGGAAGAGTACTGTGCCCAAGATGTACGACTAACCACCAAACTATGCAAGCATTTCGAACCTTACCTGAGTGGGTCAAGCTAGAACACGAGGTTGCAAAACTATTAACTAAACAAGAACTACATGGATGGTATTTTGATGAACAAGCTGCATGGAAACTTGCATCTTCTCTCAGAGTCGAGCTTGAAGAAACTCATAGGCTATTACGTCAGCGGCATCCTTTCATCAGAGGATCAGAGTTTACTCCTAAGCGAGATAACAAAACATCCGGCTACATAAAGGGTGCCACATTTACCCGTCAAGTTCAGTTCAATCCGACATCAAGAGATCACATAGCATGGATATTAAAACATCACTACGGCTGGCAACCGAAGATCATGACGAATACTGGAAAACCTGTCATCGACGAAGTCATCCTAAAGACTATCGACTCACCGTTTGCCACGATGTGTCTGAAGAGCTTGGATTTAACGAAGACACTGGGGATGATATCCGAAGGCGTGAACGCATGGCTAAAGCTCGTTACTGCGAATAGTCGAATACATCATCACTGCTCAGTAGCTACAGCCACATCGCGTTGTGCTCACCGATCTCCAAACCTTGGGCAGACAAAAAGTGATCCAAGATGTAGGGCTTTGTTCTTACCTTCACCCAAGCAAGTAATGGTTGCGGCTGATCTTTCGGGAGTGGAATTAAGAATGCTTGCACATTACTTAGCAAGGTTTGATAAGGGTAGATACGCCAACATTCTTTTAAACGATGACATTCACCAAATCAATGCAGACAAGATTGGTATCTCTCGCAAACAAGTTAAGACAGTTACCTATGGATTTCTATATGGTCAAGGCGCTGCGGGCATCGGGGCATCCTTCGATGATACGTTGTCCCCAGAAAAAGCCAAGGTCAAAGGCCAGGCTATTAGCAAAGCATTTATTGAAGCGATTCCTGGGCTTGGGGACTTATTGAAAGCTGTCAAAGGAAAAGTAGAACAGCATGGTTATGTCCGTGCTATCGATGGGCGTAAAATACCAGTAGATAAACCTTTCAAGGGTCTCAACTACTTACTCCAATCATCCTCTGCGATTTTGGCGAAGCGTTGGATGCTCATCAATCAACAACACATTAATGAACTTAAGCTTAGTTGTAATCAACTAGCATTTATACATGACGAATTGCAATTTGAATGTCAGCCGGGAGACGCCAAAGACTTGGCTTCATCCTTGGTACTCAGCAGTACAGAGGCTGGCGAATACTACGGACTCAGATGTCGAATTGACGCTGAAGCGAAACAAGGCTCCAATTGGGCAGAGACACACTAATGAAACTACTAATTGATGCTGATTTCACAGTCTATAAAAACTGCGCTAGTGCAGAAGACGAGATCGACTTTGGTGATGATGTCATCATGGTTGTCAGTAGGTTCAGTGAAGCCTATAACAATGTTAGAAATGAAATCAATAGAATCAAGTCCCAATACCTGTGGGATGTACCTGAGCTAGTTCTTTTCTTTAGTGACTCAGTTAATTTTCGGAAGAAAATTTATGCTGATTACAAAGGAAGCCGTCAACGTAAAAAGCCCTGTGGCTACAAGCGTGTCATTAACAAACTAAGAGAAGAGTATGAGCTTGTCATCATGCCGACTCTTGAAGCTGATGATGCAATGGGTATTTATGCAACAACTAATCCTGATTGTATTATTTGTAGTCCTGATAAGGATATGCGCCAAATCCCTGGACGTCTCAACACTCTTTCTGAAACACTAGTTATTAGTGAAGAGGATGGCTACAAATGGTGGCTTATTCAATCATTAGCAGGAGATCAAACTGACGGCTATGCAGGAGCTCCTGGTTATGGCGTGAAGACAGCAACTAAATACCTAGATGCTAATGGTTACACATGGGAGTCGATTGTTGAAGCATATAAATCCAAAGGTCTGTCTGAGGATATTGCTTTGATGAACGCTCGTCTGGCAAAGATCCTTACAGCAAATGATTATGACACAACAAAAGGAGAACCAATCCTTTGGTCCCCCAATGCCAGTAGTAACACTGACGATGGAACAGGATCTGAAGATGCGTCAAATAACTGATGCTCTACCCAAGGCCGACAAAGAAGACATCATTACGGTCTTCTTAGCCTTACAAAGACAATGCTTTGTACTGTCTAACAACATTTCCCAATTAGTTAAAACATGGCCCACTATTCACCCACTTACTACACCCGAGGATCAATTGAATGCTGGGATGCAATCAGAGACTGGGAACTAAATTACCACCTTGGTTGTGCAATTAAATATATTTGCCGTGCCGGTCACAAAAGTACTGCAACAAAGACTTCCGACATCAAAAAAGCTATCCACTATCTTGAAAATGAATTACAACACACATTGTCAGACGCAAAGCCTAATGGATATGGCGGAGGAATTCCGAGCAGCATACTCATTGGGGATGACAGCAATGACGACACAGAAGTCTTTGATCGATGAAGAATATCTAGAATTTTGTAAGGCTTTTCTACATGAGGGTTTTGAAGAGCAACTAAAAGAATTAGCTGACCTTATATATGTCTGCTACCAATACGCTGCTGCTAAGGAATGGGACCTGGACGAAGCAATGAAGCGTGTTCATCAATCTAACTTGTCAAAGCTAGATGAGAATGGACAACCTATCCGTCGTGAAGATGGAAAGATTTTGAAAGGACCTAACTACGCACCACCACTACTTACCGACTTAATTAATGACTGAACTAATATCTCGTACCGGTCGTGTCCAGTCATGGATTGACGAACCCGATGGCCGCTTGCCGGTCAGCTGCACTATTCACGTTCCAGAAGATTCTTTTGACGGACCTGATGGTTTAAATGCATCCTTTAAATTCGTGACTCATGGCCTCAGATACGGGGCAGGAGTTGCTGTCCATTTATCTAAGCTCCGTCCTAAAGGGACTGAGAGTCCACGTGTTACTGCAAGTGGACCCGTAAGTTTTGGTCGTATCTACAATGTAATTAATGATGTTGTTAGACGTGGAGGATCACGGTTTAAAAAAGGTGCAGTTGTTTTACATCTTGATCTCAATCATCCTGATATCCTTGACTTCATTACAGCTACAAGAGCTGAACTCCCTTGGGTCAAGCGGTGTGTCAACATCACCGAAGATTGGTGGAAGAATACGCCGTCTAACATCAAGGAAGCTCTTATCAAAGGGATCCGTGCTGGTGATATCTGGTTAGGTAAGGTTAAGTATGATAAAAATGGCAAACGTATCCGATTAAATGTATGCTTAGAGGTATTTTTACCTAGCCGTGGTAGTTGTCTTTTGTCACATGTGAACCTCGCAGCATGTGATTTTATTGATATCCCTAGGGCATTCGAACAGGGCATGACTGAGCTTTGTGAACTACATGGCAAGACTGGTGTTGGTGATCAAGGTGAATACTTAAAGCCAGAGGTTGATCGTCAGGTTGGCCTTGGAATGCTCGGCCTTGCTCAGCTTCTTGCTCGCTATGACGTAACTTATTCACAGTTCGGTCGTGCGCTAGAGCAGGTTAATAATGGTGAGCAACTAAATTCACCTGCATTTAATCTTGCACTTCAACTTAAGAGTGGCATTGATGTCGCTACTAGAATTGCAAAAGAAAACAATATGGATCGAGCGTTCGCTATTGCACCCACAGCGAGCTGCTCTTACCGTAGTAAGTCCTTAGAGGGCTTCACTGCAACACCTGAGATTGCACCACCTATCGCACGTAGCGTCGATCGTGATAGCTCTACTGAAGGAGTGGTGAACTATCAATATGGTGAGTGTGAAATCGCGTCTGAGGTCGGCTGGGACGCTTTTAAAAAGGTAGCCGATAACATCATGACGATGTTAGATAGGACTGGGCTTCTTCATGGATACTCTTTTAACTGGTGGTCTGATATGGTCACGATGGATGAAGGGTTCATTGAAGAGTGGCTGAAATGCCCTCAGACTTCCTTGTACTATTCGCTTCAAGTGATGTCGAATACTCAGGATAAGTCAAGCGTATATGCCGCTCTGAATGAGACTGAAGTAGAAGATTACTTGGAGGGACTTCTTAATGAACCCCTTGAGTGTGATTGCCAAGAATGAGACTAAATCCTTATCAAAAAATACTGAATAACAAACGGAAGTGGACACCGGTACAAACCACTGCAGGTCAACTAAAAGAAGGCTCCGAAGCCACCATTCGTAGAGCCCTGGCGATGAGACATATGGAGTTACCAGTTGGTGAATTCATCAAAGAGACACTAAAGGGTGAATTCCCTGAAGCAGCTCGTGAACTCCTTCTGTCTAATGTCAAAGACGAAGAAAACCATGATGTGGCATTAGGCTACGCAGCTAATGCTATTGGAGTCGATCCACAATCTGAATTAGAAGCACTACGTTTACGTAAAGCATGGGAAGACCATCCTGACCATACAATCACTAAAGCACTAGTTGCTGAACGTAGTATCTTTTTTGTGTTGCTTCCTTTCTTCCGTTTTTGCGGAGATGCAGGGCTTAGAACTACATCAGCTGACGTGTCAAGAGATGAAGTTGGGCACGTATTAACTAATACGATTGTTTGTAGAGAGATGGGATTAGAAGTATCTCCGTCACTAGACAAGCTACGTAAAGCAACCATTAATTGGGTTATGCAGCCGCTGTCAGGTACTAACCCTGATAAATATTTGAACAAAAATTTTTGGCTGGAATCCAGCGATCGCTTGATGTATGAAGGCAAGGCTCCACAACTTGCCGAAACTAAAGCAAGCAGAATGCCAGCTTTTTTTGAGCACTCTAATAACAACCTACCTCAATATGCTTGACGAAACAAAAGTAATCAAGTGCAAGGTGTGTGGAGAGGATGTAACAGTAAATGCTATGTACCCAATCTCTACAGTAACTTGTCAAAAGTGTTATGCAAACTCTAAACATGCTTGAAGCCCTTGGTATGGAAACCCATGCCATGGCTAGACAGCTAGAAGAAAACTTTCCACCTACTACACCCACACCTGGTGACAGTATCGAACAGATTATGTATCGATCAGGTCAGCGTTCAGTTGTGGAGTGGCTTCTAAATCGAATAGAAGCAAATGAATAATGTCAATCCTTCTTTAACATAAACAATGAACGCTCGACAAAGGTATGATTCTTTACAAGGTGATCGTTCTCAATATGTACAGATAGCAAAAGAAGCAGCAAGACTAACTCTACCTTATCTCTTTAGAGGAGAAGAGGAGCTTATTAAAGGAGCTAGGATTTTACCTACTCCATGGCAATCAGTTGGTGCCAAGGGTGTTGTAACCCTCGCATCAAAGCTGATGCTTGCACTCCTACCTCCACAAACTAGTTTCTTTAAGTTGCAACCTAACGAAAGTAAGTTGCCAGAACTAGGTGGAGATCCAGAGATGAGATCAGAGTTGGAATTATCCTTCGCTAAGATTGAACGTACAATCATGGAAACTATTGCAGCTTCCGATGATCGTGTGACAGTACACCAGGCTCTTAAGCATTTGGTTGTAACTGGAAACGTTCTTATCTATATGGGAAGAGATAAGCTGAAACTATATCCTTTAAATCGCTATGTTGTAGATCGAGACGGTAACGGTAATGTAACTGCAATTGTTACCAAGGAAAAAATTAGTAAAAAATTTATAGGGCATCTCCTGCCACCCGAATTACAGGAGCGTAAACCAAATGATGTTTCTCAAGATAATAATCCTGCAGAAGAGGTAGACGTATACACATGCGTTAAGTATGAGAACAACAGAGTCATTTGGTATCAAGAAATCTTCGATAAGATTATCCCTACTAGCTATGGCAAAGCACCTAAAGATGCGGATCCTTGGATGCCACTTAGGTTTAATGCAGCAGCTGATGGTGAAGTCTACGGACGTGGACGTGTTGAAGAATTTATTGGTGATCTAAAGTCACTCGAAGCATTGTCTCAGGCTCTCGTAGAAGGCTCTGCAGCTGCTGCAAAAGTTGTGTTTGTCGTATCCCCTTCAAGTACTACTAAGCCAGCCACTCTGGCCTCTGCAGGTAACGGTGCGATCGTGCAGGGAAGACCTGACGACATTGGTGTCATTACTGTTGGCAAAACAGCTGACTTCCGTACTGCATATGAAATGATGCAGACATTAGAGAAGAGATTATCTGAAGCATTCTTGATCCTCAGTGTACGTCAATCTGAACGTACTACTGCTGAGGAAGTAAGGATGACACAGATGGAATTGGAACAACAGTTAGGAGGCTTGTTCTCTGTACTGACTACTGAATTCCTAGTACCTTATCTAAACAGAAAACTAAATGTCCTCCAGAAGACTGGAGTGATTCCACGTATTCCAAAAGAAATTGTTTCACCAACTATTGTTGCTGGTGTTAATGCTCTTGGCCGTGGTCAGGATAGGGAAAGCTTAACTGCATTCCTTACAACCATCTCACAAACGATGGGACCTGAAGCACTGGCTACTCATATCAATTCTGAGGAAGTTATCAAACGACTGGCAGCATCACAAGGTATTGATGTTCTAAATCTAGTTAAGTCTATGGCTGAAGTTGAAGAGAAACAGATGCAACAGCAACAGACAATGCTTGAAGGACAGAAGGAACTTGAGATGACTAAACAGGCTGGTCAATTCGCTAAGTCTCCAGCAATGGATCCAGCGAGAAACCCTGAAGCAATGAGTATTATTGATGGACAAATGCAAGCCCTCTCGCCCACCCAGGGCGCGGAAGACCCAGGTCAAGCCCAACCCGGTGGACCGGGCGGAGCACCTCCAGCCCCTGGAGGCCAACCCTGAAGTAACTGATCCCTTGAGTCTCAAGGACAGACTTTACTTTCATAATCAACAACAATCTAAATACACCCGACGTAAGAAGATCGGTGCACCAACCCTTGGTAGGTCTACTGAATATGTATCTGATGTCGGTCTCGGTAACCTTGAAGTAACCACCGCTTATGACAACCCTAACGTACAACCCAAATCAGGATCAACCTGAGTTCACTGAAGACGAGTTAAACTCTATCCAAGTTGGTGAGCAGATGGAAGCTGAACAGCAGCAAATGCTGGCTGGTAAGTTTCAGGATGCTGAACAGCTTGAGCAAGCCTACATCGAACTACAAAAGAAACTTGGTCAACAGCCTGACGCTGAAGAACAAGTAGAAGAACAAGTAGAAGAGGAGTCACAAGAGATTGATGCTTCTTTACTTGATCGTCTATGGGAGGAGTCACAAGATGAATTCTCTCAAGAACTTATCGATGAGCTGAAGTCTAAGGATCCTATTGATATTGCTGAGATGTTCCTTGCTTATAAAGCCAATCAATCTGAAGGGACTGAAGCACAAGCACTATCTGATGGTGATATCGACGTCTTGTATAACGTAGTTGGTGGACAGGAAGAGTATACAAACATGCTCTCTTGGGCCTCGGATTCACTAAGTCAAGATGAGATTGATATGTATGACGGGGTGATGGCACAGGGTGATCCTGCCGCTTGCTTCTTTGCTGTACAAGCTTTGGCATTTAGATATGCAGAGCTTCAAGGCTGGGATAATGGCGACATGCTTACTGGCCGTGAGTCAGCGCGCACTGTCGATGCATTCCGTAGTCAAGCTGAGGTTGTTGAAGCAATGAATGACCCAAGGTATGACCGTGATCCTGCATATCGTCAGGATGTATTTGAAAAACTTGAACGATCCAAACAACTAGTTTATTAATTATGAATTACAACCCTGATGATCCGCTAGCAAATATCGGCAGCAATAATCAAATGAAGGTTGGAGCAGGTGCTCCTAAAACACCAGCAAGTCCTAAAAAACCAGCCGATACTAACAAAAAGCGGAAAGGGTTTATGTCTGGTACTAAGTCTGAAAAGAAAGGTGACATGGAGTCTGTTGCCGGTGGCTTGAAGGGAGCACAGATGCTAATCAAAACCTTGTTTCCAACTGACGAGCCTATCCCTCGTCGCTAATTAATTATTTACATTCTAAACATACTTACTTTTTAATAATGAAAATTCTTGCTATCCTCCCTGCAGCATTGTTTGCTGCTGCTCCAGCATTGGCTGGACCCTACGCCAATGTGGAAACCAATTCTGGATATTCGGGCTCGGATTTCACTGGATCCGCGACAGATATTCACGTAGGATTTGAAGGTGCTAACTGGTATGTCCAGGCTGGACCTGCTCTACTTGCACCTGATGATGCTGATGGAGAGGTAGAACTCTCAGGAAAAGCAGGTGGTTCTTATGGAATCAATGATGCGCTTTCTGTATATGGAGAGGTGTCATTTCTAACTGGTGATACTACTAGCTACGGAACTAAAGCAGGGCTTAAGTACAATTTTTAATGAACGATACACAGATCTGGCCTACTGAACCTCGCATGTATATGGAACAAATTACAGTGACACATAATGAAAAAGCTGAAAAACTTAATGGACGCTTGGCTATGCTTGGTGTGGTCGCCGCACTGGGTGCGTATGCCATTACCGGCCAGCTCATTCCTGGGATCTGGTAATGCACCAAAAGAAAAAAACTTCAAAAATTAAAGGTGCTGATGGTAAAGCTTGCTGGAAAGGTTACTCCTATGCGGGTACTAAAAACGGCAAGGACAAATGCGTTAAATCTAAATAGCTAAATAGAATAAGGGAGGTGCAATTCCTCCCCTAGCTCTAGACAGCCAAGTCTTAAAAATGGTCTTACTTAATTATACATACCCAACCATGAACTATTACTTAAATGATCGCTGTACTCGCAAGACCACAACAAAAAAATAATTGGCAGATTTTCTGCGACTGGGTGACGTCCACCAATAACCGTCTCTATGTCGGCTGGTTTGGAATCTTGATGATTCCTACTTTACTAGCCGCAACCATTTGTTTCATCATCGCATTCGTAGGAGCCCCACCAGTTGACATCGACGGGATACGTGAACCAGTTGCTGGATCGCTCCTTTACGGAAATAACATTATATCGGGAGCAGTTGTCCCGTCTAGCAATGCTATCGGACTCCACTTCTATCCCATCTGGGAAGCAGCAACCCTCGACGAATGGCTCTACAACGGAGGACCATTCCAACTCGTTGTCTTCCACTTTCTTATCGGTATCTACTCTTACCTGGGACGCGAATGGGAACTTAGCTACCGGCTAGGTATGCGTCCCTGGATCTTCGTTGCTTACTCAGCTCCGGTAGCTGCAGCAACAGCTGTCTTCTTGGTATACCCCTTTGGACAAGGTTCATTCTCAGATGCAATGCCACTTGGAATCTCTGGAACATTTAATTACATGTTTGTATTCCAGGCTGAGCATAATATTCTGATGCATCCTTTTCATATGCTTGGTGTTGCCGGTGTATTTGGCGGAAGCCTTTTCTCGGCAATGCACGGATCTCTTGTCACTAGCTCCTTGGTTAGAGAGACTACTGAAACTGTCTCCCAGAACCAAGGTTATAAGTTTGGACAAGAAGAAGAAACGTACAACATCGTAGCCGCCCATGGTTACTTTGGTCGATTGATCTTTCAATATGCATCGTTTAATAACTCGCGTTCGCTTCACTTTTTCCTGGCTGCTTGGCCTGTGGTTGGGATTTGGTTTACTAGCCTTGGTGTTAGCACTATGGCTTTCAACCTTAACGGATTCAACTTTAATCAATCCATTGTCGATTCTCGGGATCATGTCATTCCTACTTGGTCTGATGTTCTCAATCGAGCAGGACTTGGAATGGAAGTAATGCATGAGCGTAATGCTCATAACTTTCCACTTGATTTGGCTACTTACAAAACTCCTACTATCGGATAATTATTATGGGACTTGCTTACAATCCTAAGAACCGTGCTAATGATTTTCAAGTCCAGTATGTTGTAAAAACAACTGGCGACCAATGGTTCAATGTAACCACTGGTTATGGTGATAACGCCAACTCTGGTACATCTGCACAGCGTGTCGTTCAGAACGATATCCTTGCTGGTGATACTGCAGATGGAACACCTGCTGCTGCTGAACTAGTAGCTAGCTAATTTAAAAAGTCCGTTCATCCCGCAAGGGACGCATGACATGAGGTGACATGGAACGGGGTCCCTCAATTCTCTATGGAGGATACTATGCCAAACGTTGAAGTTCGTCAGCGTGTGCGTGAACAAGCCCAAGCTCTAAAAGAGCAGAAGCTTGTCTATCGCGGGGTGGCTTACCTTAAAAGCCGCTAAGTAGTTCTGTCATTGGGAGGTGCAAATCCTCCCTTAGCAATTGGCTTTGGCCCTCTACGGAGGATACCCTTAGCCGTCTAGACGGTGGGATAGACCACACATAATTGAATATCTTTGACGTCAAAGAGGAAGTAAACTACACCTCTTTTTTATATAATGGCTAACGCTACTATTACTCCAATTGGTTCGCTAAACTCGAACCCCTCTTCTATCGCCCTGAGTCAGGGTTATAACGATGGAAGCACTACGGGCAAGTACGCCACTTATCTGAAACTATTTTCAGGTGAGATGTTTAAAGCGTACGAGTCCAGCTGTATCGCAAAAGGAACTGTACAGAACCGTACTCTTAAGAACGGTAAGTCGATGCAGTTCATCTTCACTGGCCGTATGACGGCCGATTACCATGTACCTGGGACACCGATCCTTGGTAGTGGTGATCCTCCAGTAGCAGAGAAGACAATCATCATGGATGACCTGCTGATTAGTTCAGCATTTGTCTATGATCTCGATGAGACTCTTGCACACTATTCACTTAGGAGCGAGATAAGTAAAAAAATCGGCCATGCTCTTGCCGAGGCTTACGATAAAAAAGTCTTCCGTAAAATTGCACTTGCTGCACGTGAAGCACATCCTGTAACTGCTGCTCCTGGCCCTGAGCCCGGTGGTTCTATCATCAATCTTGGTGCTAACAACCAGTACAATGCTCAATCCTTAGTTGACGCATTTTTTGAAGCTGCGAGTATTTTAGATGAGAAGAATATTCCTCGTGATGGACGTACTGCTGTACTTTCTCCACGACAGTATTATGCACTTGTCTCACAGGTTGACAGCAACATCCTGAACCGTGACTTTGGCAACAGCCAAGGTAACTTGAACTCAGGTGATGGCCTGTATGAGATCGCTGGTATTTCTATCAAGCGTTCTAACAACCTCCCATTCATGGTTACGGGTGCAGGTACTGGCGGTTCAGCCGGTCACATCACTCGCGTTGATGGTGAGAACAATGACTACTCCGGTGACTTCCGTACTTCCTGTGGACTTATCTACATGAAGGATGCTGCTGGTGTTGTCGAGGGAATCGGCCCTAGTGTCCAGACTACTGGTTCGGACGTGAAGGCGATGTACCAAGGAGACGTAATCGTCGGGCGACTTGCTATGGGCGTGGGAACTCTGAACCCCGCTTGTGCAATTGAGCTTCGCGCTGCTTGATAGGGGGACTACTAATGTCTCTCATTCCTGGTGTACAACGCAAGGATACTTGCACAAACAACATGGGTGCTGTTGGTTCAGTAACCATGAACCCTGCTACTCCTCAAGAGTACGGTCGCCTATCTGGCACTGCTGCTAATGGCAGTAATTCGACTGTTGCTTGTTGGGGTGGTGCAGGAGCTAACGATACTGATACTGAGGCTTAAATTAAATGGCTAATCCAACTGTTGCAGCTGGTGGCGGTGGTGTCTCTGGACCTACTGCTGCTCAAATTGCTGCAGGAGCAAAGCTCCCTTATGCAGCTGTAACTGGTACTTTGGCTGCGAACAATCGTTACGCTACAAAGACCACTTCTATTCGTCACTCTGTGGCTAAGACCAAGAAAGGTTTCGGTTCTGCCGTTGCTGCTTCTGAAGTCTATTCGGAGACCATGTGTCTTCGTAATGCTTATGCGCTGACTGAGATTGACTCACCAGCTATTAAGGAAGCAGCTGACGACGCAACTCGCACTGCTTGATCATGGGGACCTTCGGGTCCCTTTTTTTTATTTATAAGTTATGACTACTTCTTTCCCTGGATATCGTGATTATCCCACGACTCCTGTTACACCACTACAGAGGGGTGCAGTCAATGAGGTTTTACAATCCATTGGTCAGGCTCCTGTCTCTACTCTAGATTCATCCAACCCGGACGTTGCGATTGCTTGGAATACGCTGGTGTCTTCGTCGAGGGATATCCAGGCTGAAGGATGGACTTTTAATCGTGAGTATCATGTACAACTAACTCGCGATGAAAATAATAAATTACTTGTTCCAGCTAACTATATTCAGATTGATCTTACAAATGATCCATCTAATTTAAACCATGATGCAGTTATTAGAACTGATGCTACAGGTCAACGCTACCTATATGATCGCTTTCAGCATTCTGATAATTGGTATTACAATCCGTATGTTGATGTCATTCTAAAATTTGATTGGGAAGACATCCCAATACCAATCGCCAACTATGTTATTGCTAGGGCTGCAGCTATTACTTCTAGCAGAATAACTGGTGATACTACTCAGTACAAAATGCTCCAAGAACGTGAAGACTATTGCAGAGCACAAGCGATGGAGTATGAAACATCGCAAGGTGATTACAACTTCTTAGGTATTGAGAGAAGCGATAATATGTATCAACCTTTTTCTCCTGTTGATATGTTAAGGAGGTTTTAATGGCAGCTGTTACTCAAACTGTACCTGACTTTTTAAAAGGGGTATCACGTAGGCCGGACCAAGATAAGGAACTTGGACATGTACGTGATGCTATTAATGTATATCCAGACATGACTTTTGGTATGTCTAAGCGTCCCGGTGTTTCATGGGTTGCTGATCTTGGTACACAAGCTGCGTACAATAATGCGTTCTGGTTTAAATTTGAACGTTCAGCTTCTGAAATTTATTTTGGAGCAATAGTTAATAATACTGTAAGCATATGGAACCTGAATACTGGTAGTGCTGTTACTGTCAATAATGCTACCAATGCTTATCTCAATGGTACACGTAATAGTTTTTCTGTTGCTCACCGTAAAGATCAGATGATCATTGTCAATAAGACAAAGGTAACAGCTACAACAGGTACTACGTCTGGATCACTAACTGGAACTGTTACAGCTGTTGGTGATCTACCAACTAGTCCTAATGCTAATGACCTCTACCATGTAACTAATACATTTATTGCAGAGGACGATTACTATGTCATCTATCAAAATGGTGCTTGGCAAGAAACTGTAAAGCCTGGAATTGTTTTGGGACTCGATCCCACCACCATGCCATTGGAACTTAAGTTTAATACTAGTTCTAATAACTTTACCTTAAGCTCACCTTCCTATATAAATAGACTGACTGGAGACGATACTACTAATCCATTCCCAAGTTTTATTGGTAGTACTATCAATGAGGTCTTTTTTTATAATAACCGTCTTGGTTTCTTAAGTGATGATAACGTAATACTTTCTAGGGTACGTTCAGTATTTGATTTCTTTAGAGAGTCTGCTCTTACTTTGTCTGATGCAGATGTCATTGATCTCCTTACCACTAGTCAAAAACCTGTAGATCTTTTTGCAGTGATTCCACAGCAGCAGGGTTTGGTCCTATTTAGTAGGAGTGAGCAGTTTCTAATGTATACAGATGAAGGTGTGTTGACACCATCTAAAACTGTTATTAGGACAATTGCTAACTTTGAAATGGACGTCAGTATTGACCCAGTTCAAATTGGTAAACAGATTATATTCACTGGTTCTGCTCCTACATATACTCGTGTGTTCTCTATGAACGTACAGGGTGATCAGAGTAACTCCCTCTATGATGATATAGGTAAGGTTGTATCTGAATGGATTCCAACAGGATTAGACCGTCTTGTAGGTAGCTCTCAGAACTCATTCATTGCATTGTCTGGACCTGGTTTAGATTATGTTTATCTCTTCCGCACATATGAGGAAGGTGAAAAAGTACTATTCAAGTCTTGGTTTAAATGGCAGCTACCAGGCCCAGTACAAGCCTTTGATACATCTCAAGATCAAGTTCAGGTTATATGTACAGTAGGCGGTCGTACGGTACTACTAAGAGGCTTTATAAGTCCTACTGCTGCTACTGCAACACTTACAACTGAAGACGGATTAGTAGTAGTTAACCCTTGTGTAGACATGCTGGCACAAGCATCTGCATTTGAACAGGTTCTATCAAGTGGTGTTACTAGCAATTATGTTGCTGTTCCTTTTTCACCGATTTTAGATGCTGACGGAAATCCTGATTTTACTAATGCAATTGTAATGCAAACCGATAGTTCTTCTGGATCTAGTTCAGGTGCATTCTTCCGCCCTTCTGAAATCGTTCAACGCACTATTAGTGGAAATTCTTATTGGACATTTAATGTTAAAAATGTAGATCTATCGGCTTATAATACTGCGTCCACATTGTTTGTTGGATATACGTATTCTATGGATATGGATCTACCAAAGGTTTATTTTCGCAACGGTGATTCCGTAGATTATACAGCATCATTGATCATTAATAGACTTAAATATAGTTGTGGTAATACTGGAGCTATAAGCTTTTCTCTTCGAGAACGTGGAGAAACTAAATTCCTCACTGTTGGTGAAGTTGTCCAGTCTAACTATTATAAATTAGATTCCGTTCCTATTGATGATGAGCGTATATTTGATTTACCAGTACATATGAGGAATGACGCCTTTGATATAAAGATTTCCTCTGATAGCCCCTACCCTGTATCTCTTCTTTCCATGTCATGGGAAGGTCAATATTCACCTAGATATTACAAACGAGCATGACCACACCAACTCAACGTGAAGTAATTCACAATAAAACAGCAGACATGATTAAACGTGCGGCTGGTGATAATGATGAAGCTTTTGATTATCTTGCTTTTATCTTCCAAGCCACACGTGTTATCGACGATGTTGTTGATAATGACAAGGAGATTAACCACAAGTCTTATTTTACTTGTATGGAAAATCTCTTTGTCAGGCTTCATACTAATAAGTTTTTTACTGCTAACTATGCAGCCCTCGTCTCTCAACATGTAACTATATGGAACACCTGGTTAGCTGCTAATCATGCAGAAGAAAAAGGAGACCTTATAGATAAAGTACATGCTAGAACTTGGCGTCTTTACATTGATGAATTACTACCGTTGGTTGCTTTACTTACACAAGGATACGAAAAAATGAAGGAGTTAGACAACGACATCCGTGTCTTTACAGCTTTGTACCATCGCATGGATCCACCAGATTTTAATTTAGAGGAGGTTTTAGAAGATGTCAGGAGGAACTAATAGTAATATCAAAAGACAGAATAAGCAAATTGCAAAGCAATATAAGTATGATAAGAAGTTTAGAACGTATCAGCATGACACTAATATCGATAGGTACAAAGAGTCCCTATCTAAAGTTGAACTAGCTAGAGATCAGGAGAAATCAAATCGGAATTATAGAAATAAAACTCAAGGTCAACAGTTTAAATATCAAAAGGCCATTCAGGCTCAAGAGTATCAAGCACAAACAGAGGCTTTTGATAAATCTGAATCAATCTATAAAAAACAGATTGGTTTAAATAAAGAAGCTGCTGCTTTAACTCTGGAATCAGAACAGAATAAGTTAGACGAAGCTCTATTAGCAGCATCTTTTGATAAGAAAGATCTTGATATTGGACAACTTGAGAACAAAGCTACAGCAAAGTATGACAAAGAAGGTACTGCGATAAAGCGTACTGACGCTAACACTATGTCAACTCTTGACAAAAGCTCTGTTACCTCAGACCTTTCAGAAAAGATTGAAAAAAGCACAATTGATCAATCAAAATTAGAGTCTGTTTACTCACATGAGGGAAGGGCTTACACTATCCAACAAGCACAGATGGATCGTGAAACAGCCAAGATTGGATCTACTGAAGGCTGGGGTCTTCAAGGTAATCAACTTGAGTTTCAGGAAGCCGCTGCAAAAAATCTTGCAAATAGAATTGATAACAGAGTTGAATTAATCCGTACTAAGGGTGCATTGATTGCACGTGGAGTAGAGGGTAATACAGCTACTGGTTTGGCTCAATCTGCACTAGCTGAATATGGCAGAAAACAAGCTGCCTCAGCACTGGACCTAATTTTTAGCTCGAAGCAGAAATCCCTTTCTGATGAAAAAGTCAAAGGGACTGCAACCTACAGTTCAGCTGATGTTGCATCTAAAAAATCCCTCTCTACTATTGGTAGGGAAAAGTCCACTGATATCCTTAAACTTGATAAATCTAAAATTTCTGTTGATACTAAGTTTGCAAAAGAAAAAGCTACTAACAAAACTAGTAAGCTTGATGCTGCTTTGAGTTCTACTTTAAAGCAATTGACTCTTAGTGATACTAAAACTGACTCGAAACTTGGATTCCAGACTCAGCGTTATACACTTGGTAAGGAAAAGATTGTTGAGACAGAAAAGAGTGCTAAAAAAGCATTCAAACTGTCTAAGAAAAAATTAGAACTGGATCAAAGGGGAGCTGACCTTAAAGCTTTTGGTCAGCAAATGATCAAACCGACTAAGCCGCCCAAAATACCTAGACCACTTAAACTGCCTAAAACTCTATTCATTGATCCAACTAAACCTAGGAAACCGCCTAAGCCTGTTAAAGGTGCACTTGGTAAGACTAGTGTTTGGAATACTGTCAGTGATGGTCTTGGTGCTCTGAGCCAGGTTGCATCTATTGCGGCCCCATTTGTGTCCGATATTAAAACCAAGCATACAGTTGAACCTATTGTAAATGCTTCAACCAAGCTATCTAATCTGAAGCCTGTCAGCTTCTACTACACACCTGAATATACTGCTGACCCTGATCGACTGCATCATGGTTTCGTAGCACAAGAATATAAGGAAGTTATGCCAGATGCTACATACGATCTTAAAGGTACTCTTGCCATTGATACTAATGACCTCATCGGTCTACTTGTCAAAGGTCATCAAGAACTTCAAGAACAAATTGTACAGCTGGAAAACAAACTCTCTGCAACTAATTAATTACACACCTTTGAGGTATGGCCGAATTTAAAAGTAGTGCACGAAGAATAGCCTTCAACCCTATTACATTACCTGATACTGCATCCACCTACCTACGGGCGGAGGAAAAGCGTATAGATAAATTGAGAGAAGCGTATTCACGCGACATCGATAATAGGGAACAGTACGCTGATGCACTAGAGAAAAAACAAGAAACTGAAAGACGTAATGTCGAGAGTAATTCTCAGCTTAAGAAACAATTTGATCAAACTTATACGAACGCATTACGTCAACGTTATAACCAGATAAATCAAAAAGAAGCCGATAAAACCAGAGCTTATGAAAATAGGCTTAAGCAGATGTCTGAGTTTTCAAAGAAAGCTGGTGCTGAGTTAAAAGCTTTTGGTGAACGCCGTTCGGAAGAACAACAGAATATTGGTTTCAATATCTACAACGAGACTGGTGTAGACCCTGTACAGCTTCAGGAATTCCGTATCAAAATGGCGGACCTCGAAGCTGAGGGTATTGCTGAGGAAGGTTATATAAACAGTCTTGAGGCTAAGGGTGTTGATGTTGCCGCTTTACGACGTGTACAGGGTCTTAGTGGCTGGCGTCTCGTGGGTGCTCAAAAAGCCATGGCTAAGAACGCTGGAGCAGACTGGAAAGCATTTACTGAGAACCCTGAAAATAGAGAGAAAAAGTACGACATTGGTGATGGAACCATGTTGTCTCTTGAGGAAGCATTGAATGACCCGGACCCTAATCAGGCGCACTTCAATACAGTTCTAAGCGCTATGCGTGCGGAATTTACTAAACCCTATTCTGATTTAAGCCCTGAATTTTCACATGAGCATTTTTGGCCTGGTGTCAATGGTGTTACTGAAACCTTGCAATCTGAGTTCCATAGTAAGGATCAAGCTGCTTTCCGTGCAGCGCGTGCAGAAGGAGATATTAATCTTCTCACTACTACTTTTCTTGAAAGCGAAGGTGAAATCGATTTATCTAATCTTCTCGAACATTATGGTGGTGGAACTCTTGGATATGATCGTCTTCATGTAGCTGTCAATAAGCTAATTGAGATCGGACGGTTTGGAGATAGGGAGCTTGAAGCTTTAAAAAATGCAACCATCTTTAAGGATGGAAAAGCAGTTAGTTATTTAGATGCTTTCTCTAAAGGTAAAGGTTCTACTAAGCATCTTGCGTTCCTTAATACTGCAGCAAAAAATATTCATAACCAATCTGAAAATGTTAGGACGATGACTGAAGCACAGCTTGATGCTAGTGCCGAGTCAGCTGTCGAAAAGTTTGTTGCTACTGCTACTACTAGTGGTATTAGTCCTTCGCAGTATCAAAAATGGGAAGCAACTTATATCCAGACTTACAATAAGCAACCACCAGCTTGGCTTAAGACATATGCAACCAATGAAACATATGGTGTAGCTGAAGCCGAAGCGATCCTTGAAGAGAAATGGAGAGATGGAACTTTAACTAGTGACGTTCTCAAGATGAAAGCATATCAACAATTGCTTCCTGAACGTCGCCAGTACTACCAAACACTAGCAGGTATGTACGAAGAGCAAGCCAGCTCTGATCAGATAAAAGCACATGAAAAAGATATTAAGGGTCTTGTATCAAAAGCTTTAAAGATGTCTACCGTTGATGATATAAATGGAGAAGTAAATACTGTTGCTTTTCATATTACTCAGGATTATAAGAATCTTGTTCAACGAAACATTAGTAGTGGTGCATACTCATCAGCTGGTGAGGCTACTTCTGCAGCAATGGAACAGATTAGAAAAGAACTAGCTTTAGGAGCTGAAAAAGAAGGGCTTCCTTATTCTTTGAATCGGCTAGAAGATGGATCTTTGGATTTAAAAAATCCTGGCTTTGCAATGATGAAATCGCTTTCCTCTCCTCATAAAGATACCGCCACATTAATTAAAGGATACGATAAGCAGTATGCGCTAGATAATGATGTAATCACTAAGAAACAATTATTTGGAAGTATTGATGACTCGAATTCGCTTATTAGCCGTATCGATTCTGGCTATAGGAATGGTGGCTTCATCCCTGAAGCTATCAAAGACATAGCGGTGAAAGACAAAGATCGTAGTGTTTTAGATATTGTCAATAGTCAACTTGAGAAATACAACTTACCACTTATCAAAGCTTCTAGGGATCAAGCAGTTCAATATGCAACTGATCCTGAGTTCCGACGTTTGATTACACACATGACTTCTGAAAGTCGTGTCTTTCGTGGTTTGACAAACACTAATTATAAAAACGGAGTTGTTGGTATTCCGGCGTACAAACCTATGTTGGATCTTATTGCCAGCAAGGAATCTGCTAACGACACTGAGTATGGTGGTTATGATTCGTTGAACACTGGCGGTGCTGACGGTGGTCACACAGCATTTGGTTCTAGTACTGGTACTAAAAAGTTCCAGACTCCATTAACTGAGATGACAGTAGAGGAAGTAATGAATCTCCAGAATGATGGAGTTCTGCATGCTACTGGTCGATATCAAATTATCCGTTCAACACTGGCAAATGTTGTAAGCCAGGTTGGTCTTGATCCGAAAACAACAAAATACGATGAAGCAACACAAGATCTACTAGCAATCCATTTGCTATGGGGGCGTGTTGGTAAACAACTTAGAACTGATGGTCAAGCATTAATTGGGCTTGGTCAAGAGTGGATTGGTCTGCAAAACGTTTCTTCTGAACGTAAAATTGCTGCACTTGAACTTATTAAATCAGATCCACGTTATAAGAACTTTGATTCAGTTCGCTTGTACCCGAACCTACTAGGTAAATAATGGAAGAACAAAATTTAACTGCAGAAGATATTGCAGCTAAGGAAGAGAGGGAACGTCAAGCGAAAGTCTTCAATGAAACTATGGCTGATGCAAACGCCGTAAGTCAAAGCTCTTCTGATCAACAGCAACAACAATCTGAGGATACTGCTAAGACTTTATCTAAGGTCAATGACGATGGTTCATTGAAACCTACACAGGAGACAATGGATGACCCTAAAGACTTTGGTATTACTGAGAATATCCAAGACGGAGCTAATGCTGTAGTTGCTGGTCTTCAGGATTCTTGGAATAATACTGTTGACCTTGGGAAGTTTTTTGATCCTGCTTTTTATCAGAAGTCCACAAAAGAAGACCCTTATGAGTTTAAGTCTGATTGGAAGTTTGATGAGCAACCAATTGTAAGAACTAGATGGGGTAAATTACTTCGTGGGGTTACTGATATTGGTGTTGGATTCATCGGTGTCGGAAAGATTGGTACGGGTATCAAAGGTGCTCGTGCGCTTATGTTCGGACAGAAGGCTGCAAAAGCTGCACAGTTTGGCCCACTGACAGCCTCTGCTATGAGACTTCAGAAAGCAAAGAACCTAGGTAAGACTTTTAAGGAAGGTGCTATTGCTGGTGCTTTAGTTGATGCTTGGGATAGTGATTCCCATGATGCCAATATGGCTCGTACACTTATTGAAATTAATCCTTCATGGGCACCAACGTTAGAAGTAATTGCAACTAATGATGATATGTCACCGGCTCAAAGGTCTCTATACAACGTTATGGAGGGTGTTGGAATTGGTGGTTTAATGAACGTAGCTCTTGATGGTGTCAAAGCAGGCGCTAGGGCTCTAAGTGGTAACAAGCAGAAAGCACTTAAGAATGCTAAAAAGCTCAACCCTGAGATGGCTAAGGAGTCAAACAGTACTCCTATGGCAGCTGTTGAAAGGGCTTCTGATGTTGAATACAACAACAAGGTTCAGTTTGTAGCTGAACAGGCTGAAGCTAAATACCAACGTGAACAGTTTAAGTCACTTAAGAAGAATGGTTTTATTCCTGAGGATATGGACTATGAAAACTTTAAGGCTAACTATAAGGGTTCTAAGGATCCTAATGCACGTAAAAACTGGTCACAGTTATCTGATCAAGAGGTTGAATTTGAAAAACAGCTTTATGCAGCTAACAATAAAATTGACGTTGGTCCTGAAAGAGATTTCTCTCGTCAGACAATTAAACAATCAGAGCAGTTCACTGAGATTGGTAAGGATCAATTAAATGTTGACCTTGACCGTGGTACTCCTAGAGATACACCGTATTACTACCAAGGTGCTGAGTTCCATGAGAACCAGCCACTGACATCGACGTCACGCCCTGCTAAAGCGTTAAGGGATCAAGTTCAGATCCGTAATGACCCTGCAAATAAGTATGGAGCTAATCGTGCTCCTATGACTGAAGCGGCTATCCGCCGTGCTGCTGATGCTTCTGGTTCTTCTATCAAGGAACTAGAGAAGATGGCTGAGCAGTTTGCTGAGAGTCCTGAATACTCAACCCTGTATGGATCTACATCTAGGGCACAGATGAGGAATGACTTTATTGACTCTGCTGCTGATCTTAAATCCTTTCTTGATGACACAGGTCATAGTCGTATGACTGATATGAGTGAAGACTCCATGTTGGAATTCTTGGCTTCATTACGTTCAATTAATAAAACACAGATTGAAGGTATTGATGTTTTGAATCATCGTCAGACAGTTGCTGCTGATGTGATGATTGGACAGCTTACTCAACAGATCCGTGATCTATCTAAAGCATCATTAAGTGTTGATGGTGTTATTGATACCACATCACCTGGCGGCATCCTAGATGGAATGATTGCTAGGTATAAGACACTTACTCGTTTGAGAGCTGAAACGTCTGCATTGTCATCTTATAACCTCCGTAGGTTTAAAGCTGGTAGTGAGTCTGTTAAAGACATTAACTTTAAAAATGTACAAAAATCTGCATCTGATGAAGCTGCAGCACGAGTTGACCTACTAGCAAAAGTTATTAGGGAAGACAAGGATGGATCAATGTTTGAAGCGTTTAGGTATTTTACTGCTGCTTCAAACGGTAGTGCTCAGACATTTAAGGATATGGATGAGTTTTTCCGTCGTAAGCTCGTTGGTTTTTCTGATGGAAACACACAGCAACGTAATGCTGTACTTAACGAGATGATGACCATGGGCATTAACTCAATGCTTAGTGGTCCTAAGACTCCTGCTAGAGCTGTTATCGGTACAGGTATTGGTACGTTCATGCGTCCAGTTGCTGCAATCATCGGTTCAAAACTTCCTGGTGGCGATCCCCGTATAGCGCGTGAATCATATGCTGCGCTTGGTGCTATGTGGCAAGCACGTGGTGAAGCATGGCATAAGGCTATTGCTGACTACAGAACCTACATGACTAAGGAAGATCCTTTCCGTGGTTTTATCGTCACTAAGGGTGATGAAGAATTCGAAGCTTTACAAAATTACTATAAAAGTAATGGGACTCGAAATGAACAAGCTCAAATGGCTTTGTTCCAAACAATGCGTGGTCTTAACAAAAGCCCTTTGTTGAACTATGGCCCAAGAATGATGGCTGCAGCTGATTCATTTTTTACTCAGCTAATTGGTCGTGGTCGTCAAAGAGCACTTGCTTTTAATGAAATCTATGACAGGTTTGAACATACAACTAAGTCTGTCAGTTCTGATGATTTCAAACAATTAGTCCGTGATGCTGAAAATAAATTTCAGAAAGATATCTGGGATGCTGACGGTAAAGTAATCGATGAGATGGTTAAGTATGCTTCTGATGAAGCGAAGTTGACTAAAGAGCTGCCATTGTTTTTTAAGCAAATTGATAATGCTATGAATAATGCACCATTTCTCAAACCCTTTGTTGGTTTGTTTATGAAAACTGGTGTGAACGCTCTTGAAATGACTGCAAAATATACACCAATTCTCAATAAAACCTTGCAAGAAAGTAAGGACATTATGACCAAGGCTTGGGATGATCCTGCTCTATTACGATATGGAATCAAGAGTCCAGAGGACCTAGCTAACTACAAAGCCGTACTTAAAGGAAGAGAGGCTATTGGTTTTGGCGCAGTAAGTACAGCAGCCATGTTGTATCTCGATGGAAGGTTGACAGGTAACGGGCCACCAGATCGGCTGTTACGTGACTCTTGGAGACAGGCTGGATGGCAGCCACGTTCAATCCGTATCGGAGATGCTTATGTCAGTTACGAATCGCTTGAACCTTTTAACAGCTTCCTTTCAATGGTTGCTGATGTAGGTGATGGTCAAAAGGTAATGGGTGAAGAATGGGCAGAAAACTGGTTTGGCCGTATGGGTCATTTACTTTCAGCCAACATTACTAATAAGACTTTCTTAGCTGGTCTCATGCAACTGATGGATCTTCTTGAAAGTAAAGGACAGCGTGCTGGTTCTGTCGCAGCTAATCTAGTGAATAACCAATTCCCACTAGGTGGATTGCGGAATGAAATAGGTAAGCTGTTGAGCCCTGGTATGCGTGAACTCGAAGCTGGCTTTGTTGAGTCAGTACGTAACCGTAACCTTTGGGGTGATCTAGTAATGAATGAGGAAGGTAAGCTTCCTTATCGTTATGACATTCTTACTGGTGATCGCTTAAATGACTGGGATCCTTTAACCCGTCTTACTAACGCTATTCTTCCATTCAACATTAACCTCGGCACCAGCCAGACTCGTGATCTTTTATTTAGATCTGGTATTAATTTAAAGCAAACTTTTAATTCTGGACCTAGTGGTGAATCGCTTGAAGGTTACCCTGAACTTAAATCTAAGTATCAATACTTGATGGGTAAACAAAACATAGAAGCTCAATTAGAAAAGCTTTTTAGGAACCCTCAGATACTTGATTCTATCTTGACTATGGAAGGAGATCGATCTGCTAACCGTGTGTATGAACCACGCCAAACTCTTCATGCAAATGAAATTAAACGTGTGTTTGATGTAGCTAAAAAAGCTGCTTGGATGCAGTTAGAGCAAGAGGAATCCTCTGCACGTGAATTGACAAGACAAGAAAATATCAAGAAACTATCTGCCCGCTATAGAGAAAGAGGTAATACAGATGAAGCTAATCAGCTTACCGACCTTTTAAAAATGACTAAATAACTATGGCTTGTAATCCAGTCGCAACCTACAACCAATATACAAGTAATGGTAGTACTACTACCTACAATTTCACTTTCCCATATCTAAAGACCTCAGACGTTCAAGTACAAGTAATCGCTGACGATCCAGCCAGTGTGAACGATGTCATAACTGATCTGACGGTAACAACTCATTATTCTGTCTCATCATCAAACCCTACTCAGATTGTATTAACGTCTGCAGGTTTGACTATTGCGGCTAATGGATCAACAATTCGTATTTACAGATGTACAGCTAATCAGTTTCTTACGGCTGAATTCCAAGCTGGCTCTGCTATCCGTGCTACTGACCTGAATACAAACTTTGATCAGGTTCTGTATACCACCCAGGAATCGAACGTTAGATCAACAGACGCAAATACTACAAGTAGAACAGCTGTTACGACCGCAGAAACCCTTGGTAACCAAGCTATTGCTACGTCTAACTCTGCAGTTACTACAGCTAACTCTGCAGTTACTACAGCCAATAGTGCTGTTACTACGGCTAACGGTGCTGTTAATACAGCTAACTCTGCGGCTAGTGCAGTTGCCAGTGCCGTTCTTTATGACCCAATAACTAACGTTGCATCTATTCCAGGGTCGCCTAGTAATAATACTTATGTAGAGGTTAGTAACTCTACTGGTATTGAATCATTCAATCCCCTTTCTGGACTTCCATCTGGGTTTGTTGGTGACTCAGGTTTAACAGTACGTCTTAGGTATCAAACAAATACCTGGGTTTGGCAGATGTATTTTGCCAATGATGTGAACGATCGGTTCATTAAAAAAACTGGTGATACTTTTACTGGATTGGTAACTCTTTCTGGAGCACCAACCTCTAATTTACATGCAGCTACAAAAGCTTATGTAGACACTACTTCTGGTAATGCACTGCCACTTGCCGGTGGAACTATGACAGGTCTTCTTACATTGTCAGGAGCGCCAACATCTAATTTACATGCAGCTACAAAGCTTTACGTAGATTCCAATGCAATCCTTGTAGCTGACGGCGGCAACTTTGACAGTGGAGCATCACTTGTCACATCATCATCAACATTCGACGGAGGATCATTCTAATGCCAACACCTGCTAATCGGACTCCTCTGCGTGTAGCACGAGGTACATATTCAAATCTTAATAGCTCAGTAGCTGATATTCAGGAAGGAGAGGTTTGTTATGCAACTGACCAAAACAAACTATATGTCAAGGAAGGATCAGCCCTTGTAAGTACACAGGCTGCTGCTGTTGATATTTCAACTAAAGCAAATATTGCTGGACCTACTTTCACTGGAGTACCAGCAGCTCCTACAGCAACCAGTGGTACTAATACAACTCAATTAGCTACAACAGCGTTTGTAACTGCTGCTGTCCCTGATATCAGTGGTAAAGCCAACACGTCAGACATTGGTTCTACTATTCAAGCCTTTGATGCTGACACTGCAAAGACAGATACAGCACAGACGTTTACCAAGGCACAACGTGGACAGGTGACGACACTTACGTCTGCTGCTTCTATCACTATTGACTTTGCACTGTCTAATAATTTCTTGTTAACCACAGGACATGCAGCAATTCTGTTTGCTAATCCCACCACAGAAGTAGCTGGTCAAAGTGGTTCTATTTTTATTGTTCAAGGTTCTACTACTTGTGCTGCTCCTACTTGGGGTAACCAATGGTACTTTGCTGGCGGTACTGCTCCAGCTCTAACAGGTACAACTGGTAAATGTGCACGTGTTGATTATATTGTTCAAGAAGCTGGAAAGATCCATGCAGTAGCTACAGATAACCTAACGTACACGTCTTGATATATGCCAGTATTTAATAACATGCTAGCCGGTGCCAGTGGTGGTGCCGGTGCTGGCTACGAGATTGAACGTAGTCTTAGGTTCAACTCAGGTGATTCTGCGTACCTTAGTCGTGCGTTTTCAGCAGGTAATCGCAAGACGTGGACTTGGAGTTCATGGATAAAATTAAGCTCTTTAAGTGGACGCCGCTTTTTATTTTCTAATCGTACATCGGCTTTAAACGGACACGCCAATTTATATTTTGAGTTTGATTCTTCGCATAAACTTCGTATTGGAGAATGGAACAGTTCCTGGAGTTGGAGGCTAGAAACTAACGCTTTATTTAGAGACCCCTCTGCTTGGTATCATATTGTAGCGGCAATTGATACAACACAATCAACAGCATCAAACAGAGCAAAATTATATATCAACGGTGTCGAGCAAACTCTTTCAATAAGTGATTATCCATCGCAAAATTCAGACACTTATATCAACCAAGCGGCGGACCATGTAATAAATCTAAGCAATGACAATTCCAGTTTTGGTGATTTTTACTATGCCGACGTACATTTTATTGATGGTCAAGCATTAACAGCAGATGATTTCGGAGCTCCTGATGACAACGGTGTGTGGCAGCCGAAGGAGTT